GAAGAGAAGAACTTCTTGAGGGCAATGTTTCAAAAAATAACACTGCCAAACAAAATTATACTGCTCTTAGATATGGTAATGATCATGGATCAATAAGTTTTGGACACATTCATAAGCAAGGTGAAACTACTGCTGATGTAATGCTTCAAGCGAGTGATGGTAGACATTCTATTATTCTTGATAAAGATGGTCCAAGAAAAGCATGTACGCAAATTACTGCTCCTGGTAGAATTTCTATAGATGCTGGAATAGATAAAGAAGAAGAACCGGAAAGTCTTTTTATTCACGCTCACAATGGCAATATTGCTATTATTGCATCAAATGGGAAAATAAGACTTCAAGGAACTGATATTGAATTAATTGCTGTTGGGGAAGGAGGATCTAAAGGTAATGTTAGAATAAAAGCAAGTGAAAATATTGAACTTGATGCAGATAATAAAGTTCTTATAAATGCTAAGACTGCATATAAATTAGCAAGTCCAGGAACGGCTGAAATCGTTGCCAATAGTGTTATGAAAGTATATGCGCCAATGATTCGTGGAGTTACTGATGCTGTAGCAAACAAAGATTCTAAGGTTGGTGGAAGAAATATTCAAAAGAAAAACAACAAATAAGGAGAAAACAAATGGCATTTTTAATGGACGATGTAGCTAGTGGTGGTCAAATGGTTGTTGGTGCTGGAGTTCCAAAAGCACTTGGATTGGGTCCATCCAAAATTAATGGTTCTGCATATGTAGAGGGACCATTTCAAACTGGACAAGCAGGAGCACATAATTCTTGTAAAGCAACCTTAATGATTGGCCCATTGACTAATCCTGATGCGAAAACCTCACCATTATATTCTTTATGGTGTAGGTTGTATTCAAGGTTTCAGAGTTTTGTAAGAGTTGATTTGCTACTTAAATCAACTTATATTGAAGCAAAGGTTGTAAGAACAAAAGTTCTTCAAGCGACGATTAAAAACTTTGTAATTAACCATCCAACAAAACCAGGAAAAAAATTAGTTCATACGTGCCTTGAAGGTCCTGAAAATGGAGTTTATGTTCGTGGAAAGTTGTTAAATAACTCTGAAATAGAACTTCCAGAATATTGGTCTAATTTAGTTCATGAAGATTCTATCAGTGTATCAATTACACCAATTGGAGCTCATCAGGATATTATTGTAAAGAGAATAGGCGATAATAAAGTTTATCTTCAAGCAAAACCTGGAATTCCAATTCATTGTTTTTATCATGTTTTTGGCACAAGAAAAGATGTACCTAGATTAATTACGGAGATTGAAGAATAATGGCATTTACATTTCAGCAATATGGAACTTTTACTGGACCAGGAACTCCAATTGAATTTAGAGATAATGATGATTTTGCATTAGATCCTTTTGATGGTTCTTTTACTCTTAATGATGTTTCAATGGTTCTTGCAAATACGACATCATCTCCTGCAGATTATGTCTATTTTCATTTAAAAGGATCTGACACGAAAGATGTAACTTTAGAAGCTAGTTACGGACCTATTAAGAAGGTTAGTGTTCTAGTTGAAAATCTTATCGTTACTGGAATGGTAAAAGCTGATTTGGTTAAAGCAACTCAGTTTGTTGGAGACATTAATGTTCAAGGTTGGAAACACTTTGATGTTCAACATCCTACGAAAAAAGGATATCGATTAAGGCATAGTTGTCTTGAAGGTCCTGAAAATGCTGTTTACCATAGGGGTAGATTAGTCAACAATAATACTATTGAATTACCCGAATATTGGCAGGGATTTATTGACCCCGAAACAATCACTGTAAATTTAACTCCTCATGGAGTTTATCAAGAATTGTTTGTTAAAAATATAGAATGGGGAAGAAAAGTAACTGTTGTCAATAATTCTGGAGGTCCTATTGATTGTAGTTATGTTATATGTGCTGAAAGAATAGACGGGGAAAAATTAATCGTTGAATATGAAGGTGATTCTCCTTCAGATTATCCTGGAAATTATAATACAAGTGTGAGTTAAAATGACAAGTGTATCAGATGTTAAAGCATTAAATGCTGAACAGTTAACCAATATTTCAATATCGAATTCTGCTTTAGATGCAACACTTGGTGCTGCAACTTCATCCTTGACGACATACTTATATCCTTGTGTTGGATATGATAATTTGATTGTTGATGGGATTGATCAGATTAATATTAAAAAGAATCAAATTGTATCTCTATTGACTTCCAATTATGATAAATTAATTTTAAATTGTGGAATAGCAACAAAATCACCTGGTGTAGCAGGAGTCTCTTCTGGATATTTTGTTTCTGCTGGATTTGCTACAGTCAGACTTGATGCATGTTTATTAGAATCTAATATTATAAGTATCGCATCATCTGTAGTTGTTTCTGGAACTTTGACGACTTTTAATTATAATTGCCAAACCTTTATTGATGGTTCAGAAGGAGTTGGATTAGGAACGACTACACAATGTAACGTTGGTATCAAGGGAGAAGTTAGGAAAGAAACTTTATACTCTTTTGTTCGCCCTTATCTAGAAAATTTTACAATCAGTGCTAATGACTGGACTGGGATTAGTCCAAAGGATGGTCTTGCATTGGAAAATCAATCAGGACCTGTCGGTGTTTTTACTTATGTTGGTATTGGAACAACAACTCCAAGAAATGATTTAGGAATAGGTCTTTCTGTATCTCAATTCACTGATGTTTTTGATCCAATGGAGGTTCATAAAAAACAATCTGAACTTATTGGTTATTATTATCCTATTAATGATCCTCTTGGATGTGGAGTTACAATTATGACGGCCGTTCAAACATTAGAAAACGAAATTTTGACTATCCGAGCAGGAATTTCTACATTAATCACAGTTACAAATGGTGCTAGAACTCTAAAGGTTGAGTCTCAATCTGATAAATGGTGGATTATGAAAACACAATCCAAAAAATCAGCTGCTGCATCAAATATAAATTCATTTAATGATAATTTAGACAGCATCCCGTTCTGACCATTGCCCATTGACACGGGCACCTGACCGTGCTACTATGAATGGGTAATCACGGAACGAACTGAATGCAAGATGAGTACCTGACGCGATGTGTCGTTGATCCAATCAAACGAACCGTGTATCTTTACTCCAATGAGGGGTCAGAACGTGAAGTGGTCTGTGATACGGTTGATGAGTTTATGAACGTGCTAGAATTTGTACGTGCCACAGTGGATGAAGAAACACTCTCATACGCAAATCCACTTTAAAATCCATTTTTGGGGGAAAAATTTTCCCGGTAAAAATTGCCCTTATTACTTTTTTAAATGAACCCTTATCGTATTAACTACAAAGCACTGAAAGAAGAACCGGTGAAAACTACACCACAAAATGTAAAAGAAGCAAATGAGGGTTTGTTTTATTCTAAAATGAACCTTCCTGAAGCAGCAAAACACTGCGGAATGTCACAAAAAGAAATGAAGTTGACATTCTTTGAGTTCTTGAAGTATAATCCTATTACTTACAAATCGTAAGTTTTTATGCGAGTATGGTGGAATCGGTAGACACACCAGACTTATGAAAATTGAGCCTCATTTGAGAAACCTTATGAGTGTAACTCCTCAAATTCGGTGAAACCTGTAAAATGGCAATACCGAGCCAAGCATCGTAAGATGAAGGTGTAGAGACTAGACGGGGAGCACCTAAACTGAAAAGTATGGTGAAGGTATAGTCCAGACCACAAACCGAAAGGGTAGTGAAAACTATAGTGGTACGAAAATCTGTTGGGCGTATGCCCGTGCCAGTTCGACTCTGGCTACTCGCACTTTGGGTTATAAATATCATTAGATACTTGAACCCAATGCCTTACAAAGATAAAGAAAAACAAAAAGAATATCAACGCAAGTGGCATTCTGAACACAAACTTCCCAAAACAAAACAAACCTCTCATAATAAGAGAAAAGCAATGGTTGAGGAAGCAAAAGATAAACCTTGTGCTATATGTAAGGTTAAATATCCTCCGTGTGCTATGGATTTGCACCATATTGACCCTCTAACAAAAGATATGGGTGGTATAAGTGGTATGATGAGAATAGGTTCCTATCAAAAACTTCAAGAAGAAATTGATAAGTGTGTCCCTCTTTGTGCTATTTGCCATAGATTACTTCATAATGACTTAGTACAATTAATTTTTTAATTTAATATTCGCACTGAGGTTCAACCTCTAAATAAACAAAAGTATAAGGAACTATTCTATGAAATACAGAATAGATGCCAGATATGTTTGGTACAACAGAGGAACACAACTTGTTCTGATGTATTTTATCCAAAATATTCCTTTTACTTTTGATGATGTTCCAGATAGTCTTATGTATGATTTGGAACTCATAGAACTAGCAGACAACGAAAGACGCTTTGAACCAGAGGATTTATACAAATCATCATTCTATTTGATTGATGAAGAGTGTCATCCAATGTTATTTGAAGTTGAACTGGAAAATCCAGAAATGATGCCTGCGGATTAATGCCGAAGTAGCTCAGTGATAGAGCAGGAATTTTGTAAATTTCAGGTCGCAGGTTTGATCCCTGTCTTCGGCTTAACTAAATAATATCACCTGGATGTCTGCAAACTTCAGGTGGAGGGTGGAAGTCCCTCCTTTTCAATATAAATAGAAATGCAGACATCTAGAGTAGAACTATGCCTAACTGGACAGAGGAAGGTTTCCAGCGTATTATTGATGCTGGACAAAGAGGTGGTTTAACAACAAAAGAAAAATTTAAAAAAATTAAAGAAGAATACTATAAAAATCCTAAATTATGTTTAAACTGTAATAAAGGAATATTATACGAAAGAAAAAACGAAAATAAATTTTGCAGTAGTTCTTGTTCTGCTAAATTTTTTAACACTAAAAGAAAAAAAGAAAAAAATTGTTTAGTCTGTGATAATGAAGTTAAGAAAGGAGCATCAAAATATTGCTCACTTAAATGTCAAAAAACATATCATTTTAACCAAAGATTATCTGATTGGATAAATGGAGATTCTACAACAAAATCAAGAGATTTTTTTAGAAGATATTTAACAGAAACTTACGGATACAAATGTTCTTGCTGTCATATTACTGAATGGAATGGAAAATCAATTGTTTTGGAGATAGATCACATAGATGGAAATTCTGAAAATAATAGACCAGAAAATTTAAGATTTATTTGTCCAAACTGCCATTCACAAACTGACACTTACAAAGGAAAAAATGTTGGTAAAGGAAGACATTATAGAAGAGAAAGATATGCGGCTGGACAGAGTTACTAAATTAAGTTAGAATGATAAAAGAATAGAATTATTATGAAGATAAATCTCTGGTACTGCAAAGAAATGCAGCAATGGCGTTGGACCCTTACCGACGACTCAAGACCTATTCTTAAACAAGAATCTGGACAGCAACCAGATCTTCGTGCAGCAATGAATGATGTTGCAACAACCGTAGAATATATGATGAAATCCTCACAAGAATGAGTAAAAATACTCAGTACTTTATAGATAGAGTAAGTAAAGAAGAAATCAAAAATCTTCTTTACAATTTTCACTATCTAAAAGACGAATCAAAGGACTTTAAAAGTGGATATAATTACGGGTTATTTTCCTCTTCCTCTACTGATGTTCTCCGTGTGGGTGGGTGTCTCGCTTGTTGTGTGTTTACTAAGATCCCCGTCCCAGAAATAGCAGTTGGGGCATTTGGATTACAAAGACATGAGCAAGAAGGACTTTATGAACTATCAAGATTGTGTGTTCATCCGGATATTCAGAAAACAGAGTATAACATTACCTCTTGGTTCGTCAGTCGTTGTATAAAGAGGTTCCGAAAAGATGCCTGCGTTCGTGCTATTCTTAGTTACGTTGATGCTAATCACCACTCTGGAGTTATATACAGAGATTGTAATTTTACTTACTACGGTCTAACAGCACCTAAAAAAGACTTTTACTATGCTGATGGTACAAAGCATTCAAGGGGAAGTGTGAAGGGTGCTGAAGGTGAGTGGAGAGAAAGAAGTCGTAAACACAGATATTTGATGATCTTTGATAAAGAACTCAAGAAACGCTTGACTTGGAAAGAGGAAAGTGGTATAATAAAAAAGACGATACTGAAATCGTTACAGTGACCCAAAAAGTGTGACTTCAGAACCCTCTTTAGAGGGTTTTGTTGTATGATAAATAATCCATAACGGAACTATAAGCACTAATAAAATGGGATTAAGTCGTCTAGATAATTTTCTGAAATCCACTAGAGGGACAATTCTTTATGTAGATCCTAATAGTCTTGATTCTACGGATAGTATTGAAAATTCTGGAAATAGTTTAACAAGACCGTTTAAAACTCTTCAAAGAGCGTTGATTGAATCGGCAAGATTTTCATATCAACGCGGTTTAAATAATGACAGATTTAATAAAACAACAATTCTTCTTTATCCTGGGGATCATATTGTAGATAACCGTCCCGGTTATATTCCAACTGCTTCAGGCACATATTCTGCAAGAAGTGGTGCTACTGGTCTTACTGATTTTGTTCAATGGGATCTTGACTCTAATTTTGATCTTGCAACTCCGGATAACGATTTATATAAACTTAACTCAATTTATGGTGGAGTAATAGTTCCAAGAGGAACTTCAATTGTTGGTATGGATCTTCGTAAGACTAAGATTCGTCCATTATATGTACCAAATCCACAAAATAATAATATAGAAAGATCTTGTATTTTTAGAGTTACTGGTGGGTGCTATTTCTGGCAATTTACTATTCTGGATGCAGATCCAAATGAAAATTGTTACAAGGATTATACAGAAAATTTATTTGTTCCTAATTTTTCTCACCACAAACTTTCTGGTTTTGAGTATGCAGATGGAGTAAACTCTGTTTCAATTGAGGACGACTTTTTAACGTATTCTACAACCAGAACTGATCTGGATATGTATTATGAAAAAGTTGCTGCAGCATATGGTGCTTCATCTGGAAGAGAAATTTCTCCAGATTATGGTGCAGGAACTGTAGATATTCAACCAGTAATTGATGAATATCGTATTGTAGGTCCTAAAGGTGCTTCTGTGGGAATCAGCAGTATCCGTGCAGGAAATGGAGCCACTTCTACATCTACAATTACAGTCGATTTAATAGAAACAGTTGAAGGATTAAGTGTAGATAGTCCAATTCAAATTAGCGGTGTTGGTGCAAGTGGTTATGATGGTCAGTATGTAATTGCAACTGTTCCAAGTAGCACTAGAATTACGTATCAGGTACAAAATCCACCAACAAATCCACTACCACCTGTTCCTGGTTCGTCTTTAAACCTTGTTGTTGATACAGTAACCTCAGCATCTCCATATATTTTCAACTGCTCTTTACGTTCTGTTTACGGAATGTGTGGATTACTTGCTGATGGTGACAAAGCAACAGGATTTAAGTCAATGGTTGTTGCACAATACACAGGTATTGGTCTACAAAAAGATGATAATGCGTTTGTAAAATACGATACTAGTTCAGGAAATTATAGAGATTCAACGTCTATTATTGATCTTCATACTAATTCCAGAGCAAGATTTAAACCAGAATATGAAAACTTTCATATTAAAGCAACCAATGATGCTTTCTTACAGTTAGTTTCTGTTTTTGCTATTGGTTATGCCCAACATTTTGTAACTGAAAATGGTGGCGATATTGCACTCAATAATTCAAACTCCAACTTCGGTGCAAAGGCATTAGTTTCTTCTGGATTTAGAAAAGATGCATTTTCTCAAGATGATTATGGATATATCACTCATATTATTCCACCAAAAGAAATTGACTCAGAAGAAATTACCCTAGAATTTGAATCTATTGATGTTGGATTAACCACATCCAAGTCTGCTGGTGCAGGAACAACAGATAGACTCTATCTTTACAATCAAATAGATCAAAATAATCCACCAAATGTAATTGTTGATGGATATTCTATTGGCGCAAAAAGTAATGAGATATTGAATATTCAATCTTACCAGAGTGGTTCTGTTACAACTTATTCTTCTAGAGTTGTAATGCCATATGGTCCTTATGATTCCACTCAATCATCATCTCGGAAATCATTTGCTGTTGGAAGAAGTGCTGTAGGCATCAATAGTATTAACACTTCAGATTATACTCTTACATTAACACAACCTCACTCTTTTATAAATGGTGAATCAATTCGTATTGTCTCTGATAATGGTCATTTACCTGATGGATTAGAGCAGGATCAGATTTATTATGCAATTACTAAAGAATCTGCAACTGGAATTGGAACAAATCAAATTCGCATTGCAAAGTCACTAAATGATGCAATTAATGGTGGAGTTACTGGAAGTGCAATACAAATTAATAATAAAGGTGGAACACTAAACATTGTAAGTAGAGTATCTGATAAAAAATCAGGAGACATTGGACATCCAGTTCAGTGGGATCTTTCTGGAAATTGGTATATTAATGTTTCTACTTCATCAAATGGAATTTATAATGCAATCAATTCCTTAGGAACTGGTGGTATAGGAAATGCAACTAGCAGATCTTATGCAACTCGAAAACCAGATAATAGAAGTTTGATTGATACTCTATACAGAATTCGTTATGTTCTTCCAAAAACTTCTCCAGTTAAAGCAAGACCACCTCTTGATGGATTCATTCTACAAGAATCAAATAATATTGTTGGTACAGGTGCAACCGAAATTTCCCAACTTTACAGCGACTCTGGAGCAATTACTGGTTTAGGACAATTAAGAAATCCAAAGTTCATTGCAAGTGCATCTTGGAGTTCTAATGCGGTAACAATTAGAACTGAACTTCCTCATGGATTAAAAACCGGAGATCAAGTTGAGATTGTAAATGTAAATCCAACAGGATACAATGGTACATATACTGTAACATCAATTCCAAGTCTAAAAGAATTTAAATATTCTTTAAATTCAAATCCAGGATTATTTGCAAATGATACATCTACAAGAGATGGGAACCTCCCTTATTTTGGAAGAAAGAAATATAATAAAACATATCAAGTTTATAAATCACAAGAAATTCAATCATACATTTCTGGTGTTCAGGATGGTATCTATTATCTAACTTTAGTCAATCATTCGAATGCTCCAACAGTAACTCCATTTACTCAAGAGTATTTTTCTCAACCAATTGAAAATCTTTATCCACAACTTAATAAAGATAATTCAAATTCGGATCCAAATGCATCTAGATCATATGCATTGCCAAGTCTGATTGGTAAGGTAACTGTAAACGATCCGCAAAATAGTATTACAAAAGAAACATTAGAATCTTTTGTTGTCGGTTCTGGTATTACAGACATTCATTCTTCAAGCGGAACTACACATACAATTTACACCTCAGTAGACCACGGACTGTCTGGAATTACAAGCGTAAGTATTGTAACTGGTGGTAGCAATTATGGGTCTGGAACTGGACCTACCAATCTATATAATGCACAATTAGTTGGATTTGCTGGTTCAACAACTGGATCAAATGCAACTGCAGTAATTGCAATTGATGGTTCTGGAACCATTACATCTGTCAAAATCATTGACGGTGGTTCTGCATATGGAATCGGAAATACGTTAAGAGTTGTTGGTGTTGCTACAACTACTGGATTTGTTCAAGGTGTAGTAAGAGTTGAATCTATTTCGGACAATATTGGTGATGCAATTAAAGTCTCTGGAATCACATCTGCACTGAATTCAGGATATAATACACTTTATAGAATTACTGGTATTACCACATCAAATCAAATTGATGTCGTTTCTTCTGAATCTATTTCTAATACAACTCCTCTTGGATTAGATTCAACTGTAACTATAAATTCTGGGTATGTTCCTACAGGAAAAGTTTTAACAGTCTCTTCATTCAGTTATACTCCAACCTCAGGAATTGCAACAGTTGGATTTACAACAAGTCACGGATTCTTGGTTGATAATAAGATCAGAATTTCTGGAGCGAATGAATCTGCATTCAATGGAGATTTTATTGTTAATAGAATCAATAGTCTAGTCTCCTTACAAATTAATGTAGGAGTTTCTGCAACAACTTCCACAAGTGCAACCGGAACGTTATATGGATATAGATCATATCTAACATCTTTTGGCGGCAATCTTCTTGCAGAATCAGAAAATATTTCTGGTCGTGTGAGTTATGAGTATGCTGGAATTACAACAACAATTTCATCACAATATCTGACTTCTTATTCCGATCTAACAAATAATTTAAGCATTCCAAATGCAGTTTCTCTTGGTCTGCAATTGGGTGATTATCTACTTATCAATAGTGAAATTTTCAGAGTTAGAACTGCAGTTACATCAAATTCAGTTTCTGTCTTTAGATCAGTTTTAGGAACTAGAAGGCAAACTCACGATGTTGGATCAGTTGTTCGCAGAATTAAGGTAACTCCGGTTGAACTTCGCAGAAATTCTATTATTCGTGCTTCTGGTCATACTTTTGAGTATCTTGGTTATGGTCCAGGTAACTATTCAACTTCACTTCCAGACAAACAAGATCGCTTAATTTCAAGAGAAGAAAAATTCTTAGCACAAGCAACAAAAACTGATGGTGGTATTGTTGTTTACACTGGAATGGATAGTGAAGGAGCATTCTACGTAGGAAACAAAAAGATCAATTCCACAACTGGTCAAGAAGAAACTTATGATATTCCAATTCCAACAGTTACTGGAGATAATGATTCAAATAATCTTATCAACATTTCAGAATCTCAAAAAGTATTTGTAGAATCTTCAATTAAGGTTGAAGGTGGTCAAGATAAAAATTCTATCTCAGAATTTAATGGACCAGTTATCTTCAACAGTAAAGTTACTGCAAACTCAGAATTAGAAGTAGAATCTTTGTTCTTACAAGGACAAGAAGAAATTTCTAGAAAAATAAGTATTGGTTCAGAAAAACCAACCATCTCCGGAAACTATGGTGATATTGAATTTAATTCAATACCAGTAAGTGGTAGTAATGCCGGATGGATTTATACAACAAATAACGAATGGAAATCATTTGGTTTTATTGGAGATGTTGGAGATTATTCCTATGGTGTTGGAATTTCTTCTGGAGGAAATTACGTAGGATTCTCCACATTAATAAACATTACTGGAACTGGATTAACAATTACTGCAATTAATGATGCAACCTCTGGAATAACTACAGTAAACTTTAATGCAACTCCGCAGTCACAGACAATTGGTGTTTCTAGTGGACCATTTAATACTTTTATAGGTCTTGCCACACAATTTAATTTTGTAGGTTATGGAATAACAGTTACCACTGATTACAGTAGCATAACTGGTATTGCTACAGTAAGTATTATTGGAACTGCATCAACTGGTATTGGTACAACATCAAGTCCAGGATTACCTAATAAATCTATTCAATACAATAATTCCAGTGTATTCTCTGGAGTTCCAATTTTCTTTTATAATGATACAAATAATAGTCTTGCAATTGAAGGTTCTTCTTCAAATTCTTTATTAAGAATTTCGCAAACCGGTGCAGGAAATGCTCTTATAGTTGAAGATGAAATTTCGGATCAAACTTCTTTTGTAATTACTAATAATGGTTCTGTTGGTATTGGAAGTACTATTCCAACCTCTAAATTAGAAATTGATGCTGGCACTCAGCAAGCTGTTTATATTAAATCATCAAGTGGTTCTGGAAATATTATTCGCGTTGATGACAGTGTTGGAGATACTTCACCTTTAGTTTATACTACTACTGGATCTCTTGGACTTGGAACAGCAACATCGATTAATGAAAAACTTGATGTTATTGGAAATATTGGACTGAATGGTGCATTAAGACTTTATAATCCCAACAGAACCGCATACTCTGCTATCAAAGCGCCAACAGGACCAGGAAATCTGCTATTCACGCTTCCAAACTCTTATGGAACTAATGGTCAAGTATTAACCTCTAACGGATCTGGTGGTTTATCTTGGACTACTGTTTCTACTGGTAGTGGTGGAGGGACTATTTCTCAACTTCTTGCCGGGTCTGGAATTAATATTACAAGTCCATTCGGTCCAATATCAACCATAACAAATACAGGTATTCTTGATGTTGTTGCTGGACTTAATGTTTCTATAACCAAGACAAATGGAGTTGCAACAATTAGTGCAACAGGTACTGGTGGAGTAGTTATTGGAACCTTTAACGGAGCACTTTATCCATTTACTACTCGCGGATTTAGTATTCCTATTTGATTATCCCGCCTCAGGAATAATTATAATATTGTAAGTTGTAGTTCCTGAGACAGAAAACACTTGTCCAGGTGCAAGCATGACTTCCGTAGGTAATGCATCTGCAATAGATATTACTGCATTATTTGAACCGTTAGGTGATGATGATGTATATGCTAAATTTCTACCCACGGTTCCACTGGATGTTGTAGTTACTGACATACTTCCTGCGGTCATAGTAGCAGAACCTGAATACCTCAAATAATTAATTATAACTCTCACATTTTGACCCGTAGAATTTGTGTAAGTTAAACTTGTATTAGTTCCGCTTAAAACTTGTGACGCCATATAAATTACTTAAAAGACTTTTGATTATTTATAAATAACTAGAAAGGTTGGCGCTCTCCACCTATGGCAGTACAAAAGAATTTTGTCGTCAAAAACGGCATAGAGATTAACAATAATCTTATTTTTGCTGATGCGAATTCAAATAAGGTAGGTATTGCAACAACTAATCCACAATATACTCTACACGTTAATGGTGGTATTGGTGCTACAAATCTTACAGTAGGTGTAGCAACATTCAGCAATTTATATGCGTCAAATGCATATATCAATTCTGGCGTTATAACTGCGACTAACTTAGAAGTAACAGGAATATCTACGTTTAATAATATTTTTCTTAATGGTTATGTAAGTATTGGAGATACTACAGGAAAAGATGGTCAAGTATTAGTATCCACAGGTACAGGAGTTACTTGGTCCAAACTTTCAAAGAATTCTATTTTAGCAATTGCTTCACCTGGACAGGATACTTTTTATTTTCCATACGAACCTGGAGCTGTAGAGGTTTATATTAATGGCGTAAGACTTACGACGAATGAATTTACCGCAACTGATGGATCTACAATTATATTAAATGATCCTTGTTTCGGTGAGGAAAGTGTAGAGATTATTGTTTCGCAGACATTGCCAGTATCCGAACCAGTTATTGTATCAATTGGAATTACCGTTCAGGATGAAGGAAACACTGTTGGTACTGCAAGTTCAATTAAATTACTTAATTTTACTGGAACTGGAGTAACAGTAACAAGTATAAACGATTATGGAGTAGATGTTCTTATTAATGGAGTTAACAACCCTCCAGGAAAAACAATATATGTTGCAATGAATGGAAGTGATTTAAATGATGGTTTGTCCTTAAATTTAGCAAAGAGAACTATTAAGGCAGCAGTAGGAATTGCAAGCACTGGAGATACTGTAAAGGTTTCACCTGGAGATTATCAGGAAAATAATCCAATTGTTCTTCCAGAAGATGTTTCAATAGAGGGTGCGGAACTCAGAAACTGTATTGTAAGGCCATCAAACACCGGATCAGATTTATTTCACGTTACTAATGGAAATCATTTAACAGATTTATCTTTCCAGGGTCAAGCAGCAACTTCAGGTGCATCTGTTGTCGCATTTAAACCATTGCTTGGTGTTTCTTCAGATCGCTATTTTGATGCAGCAAGAATGATTCGTTACAATCTTGATTTTATTGCATCAGAGGCAGTTGGATTCTTAACCAGTATTGATTATCCAAATGGTCCATTTTCGCTTACAAGTGGAGATTATACTTCTTGTAAAGATGACATTAAAGATATTTTTAGAGCAGTATGCCACGATATTACACGAGGTGGAAATTCAAAGTGTGTAGGTGCAGGATTATCATATTATAACGGTCCTACACTTCAACATATTGTTGGAGTCAAAACAGAAACAATTGATACTATTCATTATGCTGCAGGTATTGCACAGTCTTGTATTAATAACGTTCTTTGGGACGGAAATTATCAATCAGAGTTTACTCAGATTAGGGATCTAAGTATCCAACCAGATCCCGCAACTGGTTCAAATATTAATAATAATTCTTGTGCGAATGTAGTATCTGCGATTTACTCTTGTGTTGGAGTTGTAACTACAATTATTGATCAAGGTCCAAGTGTTGTTGGAACATCCTTTAATATAATGTATCCAGGTAATGCTGGAATTGGAACTACAAATCCAAATCATATTCCATCTCAGGGAGTTGGAAATGTAATTAAAGGTCCTTATATTCGCAACTGCACTAACTTTATTCCAGACAGTATTGGAATGAAAGTTGATGGTTTCCACGCAGATCCCGGTGATAAGGACGATATGGGAATTACTGGTATGATGAGTGTTGACTCTTATACTCAATATAATCAGGGAGGAATTGGAGTTGAAGTTTCCAATGGAGCATATGCACAGTTAGTTTCTATCTTTACAATTTGCGATAACAAAGCAATTGTAACAAAGAATGGTGGGCAATGTGACATTACAAACTCAAACTCTTCTTTTGGTACTTACGGATTAGTTTCTGAAGGAATTGCTGGTACTACTTCAAAATCATCATATCGTTACACTGGAAGTGTTGCAGCAAATGCTTCAGAAGGTGATTTAACTGTTGTTCTTAGTGGAATTGGAAATGAAAAACCATATTCGGGGCAAGTTATTTATTTTGGAGAATTGTTCTATGAGATTGTTGGTGTTACAATTAATAGTGGTGGTTCTGGATATACTGAACCACCAAATATTATATTCTTAGGAGATCCTTCAGGACCATCTGCAATTAAGGCAGAAGCGATTGCGGAAATATCTAGTAGTGGTTCTATAAGCGCAATTAATATGATTGGTAATGGTAGAAATTATACTGAGGCAGATAAAAATACTGTTACTGCTACAATAAGTCCTTCTCCTCCATCAGGAACAGTATCAATATCTCCTATTTTTAGACCACTTTATTATCAAGTTCGTACAGCAACAACTCCATCTGCAGGAGTTTCTACAGTTACTTTTGCACAAACTTTAAATAATGATGTTGGAATTGGAACAACTGCATATCTGTTTAGGCAAAGTTTACAGATAGTTTCCTCACATTCGTTTGAATATATTGGAGCAGGAAATGCAATTGAATTTGCTAGACCATCAAAAGGTGGGGTAACTATTCAAGCAAATGAGGTTGTTAAACTTGATGGTGGGGAAGTTGTCTATACAAGTACAGATCAAGACGGAAACTTTGCAATTGGTGATGATTTAGTCATTGATCAAGCAACTGGAACGATTCGCGGAAGAGCTTTTGAGCGTAGTTTGCTAAATACAGTAACACCATTTATTATCGCATTAGGGGCAAAATAAGAAATGGCAGGAGCATTAGCACTTAATACATATAAAACTTATAGAGCACCAGTTACAACTGGAATCACCACAGTCTATACTGTTCCCAATGGAGTTTCTGCAATTCATTTATTTTCAGTCATATCAAATATATCATCTGGAATTGCAACGGTAACTGTCTACCATAATCGAGGTGATATTTATGGATCAGTTGAACTAATTAAAAATGCAAGAATACCTACGACAGATGCATTAAGTCCAATTGGAGGAAGTCTTGTTTTGGAAGTTGGAGATAAAATCGAAGTGGCAGGTTCTGCAAATAATGTTATGAACTTTACTATTAGTATTTTAGAATCAGCAAAGTAAGTAAATGGCAGATTTAACTAGCGGACAGGTTGTTGGTGCAGACGGTCAATTTATTTCTCTAGACCAAACAGAGAGATATCTTGGAGTTCCTGATGAAGATGGAAAAATATTAGCATCTTTAGTTGATGGAACAAGATATTGGACTCAAAACGGTGCTCAAGGTGTTCAAGGTTCTCAAGGACCTCAAGGTATTCAAGGTTCTGGCGGTGCTCAAGGTTCTGTAGGTGCTCAAGGTATTCAAGGTGCTGCGGGAGCTCAAGGTTCTGGAGGTGCTCAAGGATCCGCAGGAGCTCAAGGTGTTCAAGGTACTTCAGGTCCACAAGGAGCTCAAGGTGTTCAAGGTGTTCAGGGATCTGAAGGAACTCAAGGATCTGCTGGTGCTCAAGGTGTTCAGGGTTCTGGAGGTACTGCAGGAGCTCAAGGTGTTCAAGGTTCTTCAGGACCTCAAGGTGTTCAAGGTTCTGTAGGAGCTCAAGGTTCTTCAGGGCCTCAAGGTGTTCAAGGTTCTGTAGGAGATCAAGGAGTTCAAGGTCGTCAAGGTGTTCAAGGATCTGTAGGTGCTCAAGGTGTCCAAGGGGCAACTGGACCTCAAGGTGCTCAAGGATCTAAAGGTAATGATGGAACATCTGTCGTTATTATTGGTTCCGTTGATACAGTAACAATATCATCTCCACAAACATATTTACTTGGAAATCAAACAAACGATACTAATGCTGGTGTATATCCACGTTCAGCGGGAAATGGTGTAATTGAAACAAGTAGTGGAGACCTTTGGGTTTTTGATGGTACTGTTTGGAATAATGTAGGTCCATTTGTAGGACCACAAGGCCCTCAAGGTGTCCAAGGTGCTTCAGGAACTCAAGGATCATCAGGTGCTCAAGGTGTTCAAGGTTCTATAGGAGTACAAGGTGTTCAAGGTTCTATAGGAGCACAAGGTGTTCAAGGTGTTCAAGGTCCTCAAGGACGCCAAGGTGTTCAAGGTACTGCAGGACCTCAAGGTGTTCAGGGTACTGTAGGAGCACAAGGAGTTCAGGGTTCTGGAGGTGCTCAAGGGTCCGCTGGTGCTCAAGGTGTTCAAGGACGCCAAGGTGTTCAGGGTACTGTAGGAGCACAAGGAGTTCAGGGTTCTGGAGGTGCTCAAGGAGTTCAGGGTGCCGGAGGTGGTTCTGGTGCTCAAGGTGTTCAAGGTGTTCAAGGTGCTGCGGGAGCTCAAGGTGTTCAGGGTTCTGGAGGTACTGCAGGAGCTCAAGGTGTTCAAGGTGTTCAGGGTTCTCCAGGACCTCAAGGAGTCCAAGGTGTTCAGGGTTCTGGAGGTGGTTCTGGTGCTCAAGGTGTTCAAGGTGCACAGGGTGCACAAGGTTCTCCTGGTGCTCAAGGCGATGTAGGATCACAAGGAGTTACTGGTTCTTCAGGACCACAAGGTGTTCAGGGTTCTCCAGGTGCTCAAGGACCAGAAGGTGTTCAGGGTTCTCTAGGTGCTCAAGGTATTCAAGGTGTTCAAGGTTCTGTGGGAACTGGAGCTCAAGGTGCTCAAGGATCCGCAGGACCTCAAGGTGTTCAAGGTGTTCAAGGTGTTCAAGGAACTCAAGGACCTCAAGGAGTTCAAGGTCGTCAAGGCTCTCCAGGACCTCAAGGGGTTGCTGGTGGTACAGGTCCTCAAGGTGTCCAAGGTACAGCAGGTCCTCAAGGAGTTCAAGGTCGTCAAGGTGTTCAAGGTTCTGAAGGTGCTCAAGGAGTGCAGGGTAGAACAGGTCCTTCTAATCTTATTAATGCAGCAGAACTTGGAACCACTGGTGGATTCTTTTACCCTGTTATGGTCACAGCAACTGGCGATACAAGTCCCTATGTTGATGGAACTGGACCATCTGCTCCAGCAGTTAGATACCAACAAAGCGTGATCCATCCTGGAGGATCGTCTGCTGGCGGATCTGTATCGAGTGGATCTTTTGTGGCAAGAGGTGATACTGCATCATCTATTACTACATCAGATGCTGCATTAATGAGTAATATTGGAACGTTTTATAGTTTTTTCTCATCAACTGGTGGTTATACTCACAGAGTATATGTATCAGGAGGTACAATAGCATATAATGAATATGTTTCAAATGCTCAGACTCAATTCCAAAGAGGGTCCAACGGTGATATATCGATTGAGTCACTTGGAGCTGGTTATTATGTAAAAGCTAAGCATGGTTCAGATGCTGCTTCAGCTGTTGTATGGACAAGCAATTATTTTCCAAATTTAAGTTCAACAACTGCTGAAGTAGGATGTTATGCTATGTGTTCTCGTGACAACACTGCAACTTCTTTTGGTGCAACAACCGCAGGATCTAATTTACGATATTCGAATGCAGCTGGATCTGAACCTACCAATACAACACCACCAGGAACTTGGAGATGCATGGGAGATATTAGTAGTGCAACAGGGGATGCGAGTGCCACAGTTTGGTTAAGAATCGCATAATAAATATAAAAAATAATATTATAAAATATGTCAGTAGTTCAAGAAATTCGTAATCCCAAATATAATCGTGATGGTATCACAATTGATTGCGAAGTTTTGCATCATGACCTTGGTTGGATTCCTTTTACAGCGCACCCAAATGATTCTTCCGAGTATGGAAGAGAATGTCACCAAAGAATATTAGATGGAGAAGCAGGTGAAATTGCTCCTTATGTAGTTGATTTGGATTATGAAGCACTTTTGATTAGAGGTAAAAGAGATCAATTATTAAAAGAAACAGATTGGACTCAACTTCCAGATGTTCCACAGGAAACAAAAACTCTTTGGGAACCTTATAGGCAATCACTTAGAAATATCACAGAACAACCCGAATTTCCTTTAAACGTCGTTTGGCCAGTTAAACCAACTCAATGATTTTAATCAAAAATCTAAATAATAATATAAGGAGAAGTCAATGTCTATTATAAGAAATAGAGAATTATCACAATTTGGTTCTTTTATATACATTGATAATGTCACCGGAAATATTGGCATTGCAACTGAAACAAATCCTTATATTGGTATAGGAACACCAGATCCTACAGTTAAACTTCATGTAGTTGGTGACACCAATCTTGATGGAAATTTAACAGTTAATAATGGCAATATTGAGGCATCATCTTTTACTCTAAATGGAAATCCACTTGTAGAAGCATCAATTGCACAATGGGTTTTTGGTACAGGTGGAGAGGATGTTTATAGATTAGATGGCAGTGTTGGTATAGGAACCTCCACTATTTCTCAAAGACTTACAGTTAGCGGAAATGTATCTGCAGGACAATTTATTTCTACAGTCACTTCTGGAACTGCTCCTTTAGTAGTATCTTCAGATACTCAAGTTACCAACTTAAATGCATCATTCTTAAGAGGTAAAACTCCACCTTCAGGATCTATTGTAGGTACAACAGATTCTCAAACATTATCAAGTAAAACTTTAACTTCTCCAACCATTAATGGTGGTTTTATTAATTCTTCTGGAATTAGTTTTAATGGATCATCTTCTGGGTCAACCAATTTAAGAGCATCTGCAACTGCTTTAGGTATATTAACACTTCCTGCAGCAACTGATACCTTAGTAGGAAGAGAAACCACAGAAACTCTTACAAATAAAACAATTTCGGCAGGAGTTAATACTATTACTGGACTGACAAATTCTAATCTGTCTGGTTCAGCAGGAATTACAAATGCAAATCTAGAGAACTCTACAATTTCTGGAGTTTCTCTTGGTAGCACTCTTGCAAACTTGACGAGAGGATCATTTATTAATTATAGCAGTGGAACGACTTATAATGGATCTGCTGCTATCACGGTATCTGTAGCGGCAACAACTGCAAATACTCCAAATACTTTAGTTGCAAGAGATATTAGTGGAGATTTTACTGCAGGAACTATAACTGTAACTAACTTAAACGTATCAAATACACTTCAAGCAGGAAGTTTTAATATTGAATATTTAACTGGTACAGATGCAAATTTTGTTGGAGTCATAACAGCAACAACATTTGTAGGTTCACTCGATGGAACATCTACTGGATTGAGTGGAAGTCCTAATATTGATGTTACTGATATTACTGCAAGACACGGAAGTTTTAGTGGAATTGTAACTGCAACCAATATTATTGCAACAAATGGATCTTTTAGTGGAATTGTAACTGCACTTAATTTTAATACTCCTTCAGATTTAAATCTAAAGGAAAATGTAAAAACAGTAGAAAATTCTTTGGATATAGTTTCTAATCTTCGCGGAGTATCTTTTGATTGGAAAGAAGACGGAAAAAAATCTTACGGTATAATCGCACAAGAATTAGAAAGTGTATTACCAGATCTTGTCAGTAATGGAGAAATAAAAACGGTAAATTATAATGGAATAATTGCGGTATTGATTGAATCAATTAAAGAACTCAAAAAAGAAATGGAAGAATTAAAAAATAACTAAATATAACTAAACGCCGAGTGGAGACACGAAGATGGCAATTCAAATTTCAGGAACTACTGTAATTGACAACAGCCAAAATTTTATTGGTGTTGGGTTAACTCTTACAGGTTCATATAGGCAATCAGTAGTTGCAGTTGGTGCTTTAGATATTGATTGTAGTAGTGGAAATTATTTTACAAAAACTATAAATGGTGCAAGTACATTTACGGTATCAAATGTTCCGACATCAAGAGCTTATAGTTTTACTTTAGAATTAACTCATACTAGTGGTGCTATTACTTGGTTTAGCGGTGTGCAGTGGCCAGATGGTGTTGCGCCAGCTCTAACTACAGGAAAAACTCATTTGTTTATGTTTGTTACCGATGATGGTGGAACTAGGTGGAGAGCTTCCAGTCTAATCAATTATACGAACTGATTATGGATCCAACAACACAAAGATTATTATCATCTAGTTCTGTAAGCAATGGACAAACACAACTTGCAGCAACTTTTGGTTCAAGTCCTTATGTAGCAGTTTTTCCATTTTCTTATAATAATGGATTTGGAACTAAATATTCTAATCCATCAACTCTTCCTGCAGGAACAAGATATGGTTCCTGTTGGACTAGTTCTTATTCACAAAAAGCTCTTGCATTATGTGGAACAGGAACTCCTATAATTGATGCTTATAGATGGACTGCATCTGGATTCGGTGCAAAATATAGTGATCCTGGAGGAGGAACAGTATTTGGTGGAGGTCGGGATGTTAGATTTATAGGAAATGTAGGTTCTCCTGATTATGCCATCGCTCTAGTTACTGATTCTCCGGATATTGCGGTATGGGCATGGAATCATAGTACTGGATTTGGAGCAAAATATTCAAATCCAGCCTCAGGATATCCTCCTCCAAGTTTTGGATATAGTGTTATTCATCATACTGATAACTTTGGTGGCGGTAGTGAATATCTCATTTTTGGTCACGCGGGAAGTCCATATATAAGTGCATGGGATTGGTCATCATCCACGGGATTTGGTAGTAAAAAATCAGATCCTGCTTCTGCACTAAATAGCACAACATTTGGATTGACTTCTACTTATAACGGTCAAATATTTACAGCAAATTTGGCTTCACCATACATAAACGCATATAATTTTAGTAATGGATTTGGATCTAAATGGTCAGATCCCGGAACTTTGCCGACAGGAACTGGTTCTGGTGTATCTATTAATACTGGTATCAATCCGTCAACTGTATTTATTGCACACACGACATCACCCTATATTACCGCTTATTCTTTTGGATTTAGTTCATTTGGATCTAAGTGGGCAAATCCGGGAACACTTCCAGCGGGAAATGCTAATTGCGTTACTGCTAGATCATTTTCTAGCGGATATTCCGTTGTAGTTGGTCACTCAAATACTCCATTCATTACTGCTTATCAATTTAGCCTCAGTACTGGTTTTGGATCTAAATATTCAGATCCCGGAACACTTCCTCCTTCAGACGTGATATCGGTTAGTTTTTCAGATCGTTATTCAACAAGTAGAAATTAATTAAAAATTATGGACAAATTAGAAATTTTAAAGCAAAATTTAAAAGCAAGAGTTGAAGAAATTCAAAATTATCAAATTAATATTGATAATTTTGAACGCGGCATTAAAAAAATAGATGAAAAATATTTAGACAATCAAAAAATGATTGACTTTAAGAATCGTCTCATAGAATTATTAGAAGATAATAGAACCGAACAGTTAAAAGCAATTATCATTCATGATGTAATTCAAGATCAAATTCAAGAAATGGAGGATCAATGATGTTTTACGTAAAGCTTGACTCAAATGGAAATATAGAGAAATATCCATATACATTAACTGATTTGAGATTTGATAATCCAAATACAAGTTTTCCAGATATCATCACGAATGAAGATGCTGCTTTCTTTAATGTTTTTCCAGTAACTCCATCTGAACAACCAGAAGAAACTTATGATATTAATTTGGTAAGAAATGCAAAGTTTGAGAATGGAAAATGGGTTGAATTTTGGACTTCTTCTCCAGCAACAGAAGAGCAAAAGCAAGAAAGAATTCAAGCAAAATCCACTCAAATAAGAAATCTTAGAAATGAACTTCTAAAAGAATCTGATTGGACTCAATTGCCCGATGTATCAAATACAATTAGCACTAACTGGTCAAGTTATAGACAGTCTCTAAGAGACATTACCAACCAACCAGGGTTTCCTTGGAGCGTTACTTGGCCAACGGAACCGTAATATAAATACTTAAAAATCCTCAAGAAAAATGGCAGTTGCTGAAATTACAAATGTTGTAATTGAAAAAGGAACTTACTTTGAAGCAATTTTTAGTCTTTTTGATCCAGATCAATCATCATCTATTCTTAGTGGACTAACTACATCATATGCAAGTATTCGTAAGTATCCTACTGCAACTGCTTATGAAGAATTCTCAAAAACAATCACTGCAGGTACTGGAACTATCAAACTTTCTTTAACTGACGAACAAACATCAAGATTAATAGAAGGTAGAAATTATTTTGATGTAGTTTTAACAATTGAAGGAAAGAAAACAAAAGTTATTAGAGGAACTGCAATAGTAGTAGAGAGTGCATCTGTATGAAATATAAGGTTGTTTTTTCATCAGAGGATAATTACGCTGTCAGATTTTCTCCTTCAGTAAAACCAAAGATTACCTTCTCATCGGAAAATAACTATTCAGTTAAGCGTTCTCAAACATTCAATCCAAAAGTCACATTCGGATATAACCTAGAAATTATGCCACAAAACTTAGACGATTTATTTGATGTGGAAATCAGTGGACAAAATGATAAGTATGTTTTAATGTATGATGCGCCATCAGGTAAGTGGAGAGATGTTAATCCGGATGCAGTTCTTTCTGCATCAGTTTCTGAACCAATTCAACCAGGATTACCAAATGATTTTGAAAACCAACTTGATATTGATTTAGATAATAGAATTGATCTTGATGCGGGTAACTGGTAGTATTTTAGTTAATCTAAATATTACTAAAGATTAGTACTAAAAAAATGCCTGCACCAGTACTTCAGTTTAAAAGAGGTAATGCAGGAGTAGCAGGAACAGTACCAGCACTCCGTCCAGGTGAACCAGCAATTTCATTAAATAACTTTGACTTTTTTATTGGTATTGATACCTCAGTAGCAAACAATAAATTCTTCGGTTCTCATCGTTACTGGACCAGAGAAAACGGAACTAATTCATTAAAACTCAATTTAGTTGATAAAGACGGTTCTAATTATGTTTCAATTGCATCATCAGACACTCTTGCAGGAATTGCAACATATCGTCTTCCAAATACAAATAATGGAAGTACAGGAGATTTTTTAAAGGTTAAATCTGTTGCTGGTGGATATTATGATTTGGAGTGGGCACCAGTTCCTTCTGGAAGTTTTTCAATCTCAGGCGATAGTGGTACTGATACTTTTACAACTGGCGAAACTTTAACATTTGAAGGCGGTGAAGGTATTGATACCTTAGTTACAAACAATAAAGTTACAATTTCTGCAGAACTTGCAAGTGATACAAACGCAGGTATTGCATCCTTTAATAGTGGAGATTTTACTGTTACTTCAGGTAATGTAGTTCTTGCCGATAGTGTTAATGGTGCTGTTCTTACAATTGATGGAACTGTAAATGAGGTAGAAGTTTCTAGAACAAATGGTACTGTTACCATTGGACTTCCTAATGCAGTAAGTATTGGAAATACATTAACTGTTGGTACTGGAGTTGGTATCACACAATTTTCTAATACTTTATCTACAGGGGTAGGTACTTCAGAAACTTCTATTCCAACATCATCTGCAGTAGCAAGTTATGTTGCCGCTGCAGTTGTAAATACTGACGACAATTTAACAATTGCTGGTGATACTGGTGGAAATCTTACTATTGATTTTGATACCGAAACTCTTACTATTGCAGGTGCTGCAAATCAAATAGTAACAAACGGATCAGGAAATACGATTACAGTTGCTCTTAGAAATGATGTTATTGTTGGAACTTCTTTAAGTGCTCCAACAATTGAAGCAACAACTATTGAATCTAGCGGTGGTACTACTGCGATTACTTTATCTGGCGCAAATGTAACTGTTGCTGGAGATCTTTATGTAAATGGATCTACAACACAGGTTAATACCACAACATTAAATGTCAAAGATACTTTAGTTGATTTGGGTCTTATTGATACTGGTGGTGGTGTTTTAGACGTACCAACATCAGATACTAATAAAGATATTGGATTGCTTTTAAATTATTATACTGGTTCTTCTGCAAGAAAGGCATCTGTATTTTGGGACGATTCTACTCAAAGAATTGGTATTGCATCTAGCATCACTGAAAATTCAAGTGTTCTTGAAAATGTAGTATATGCTGGACTCGAAATCGCTGAATTGTACATTAATAATGGTTGTTCTGGTGGTTCACAACCAGTTATTCAATGTTCTGGAAATGAACTTCAATTGCAAAATATTGTAATTGATGCTGGCGGTTTCTAATTTAAATAGCAGTTCATAAATACTCTCAGAAATGGGAGTATTTTTTTATGGGAGAAGAAGATTATAAAGCAATAATTGCAACTTATCAGCAGAGATCTTTTGAATTATTCACAAAAAATATTGTTTTAGAGACTCAAGTAGGAACTTTAAGAAATCAGGTAGAACAACTTTCATCCGAACTCGAAAAAATTAAAAATAATAGAACAAGAAAAAAATCAGAGGAAGATTTTCAATAAATAATAGGAACTCTTATATAAGAGTTCTTACGGTTTCTACCAACAATAACATTGAATGGCTGACCCAAAAGTTAGATTTAAAAGGTCTTCTGTACCTGGCAAAATTCCCAATGAGACGCAGATTCCTCTTGGCGAAATAGCTATCAATACATATGATGGAAAAGTTTTTGCATCAAAAAATGTAGGGGTTGGTACTACAGTATATGTTGTTAATCCTTGGGACGTTGGATTAGGAACTAATGCTTATGACATTAATTTTAATGTAGGAAATGTTGGTATTGGGACAAGTTTACCAACACAAAAACTTGACATTGTTGGTGGATTAAGAATTAGAGGTAATGTTCAAGATTTTTATGGAAATGTAGGAACTGCTTCATCAGTTCTTATATCTACTGGTGCTGGTGTTTCTTGGGCAAATGTTCAACAAGTTTCACTACAAGGACCTCAAGGAGTTCAGGGTGCTCAAGGTGTTGTGGGAGCACAAGGTCCTTCAGGACCTCAAGGTACTGCAGGAGCACAAGGAGTTCAAGGTTCTTCAGGACCTCAAGGTACTGCAGGAGCACAAGGAGTTCAAGGAGTTCAAGGTTCTTCAGGACCTCAAGGTACTGCAGG